CGGCTAGCACCTGCTTGGAGGCCAGGAACCAGTGGGCGATTGTCTTGACCGTGGTGGTCTTCAGTTCGAACGACAGATCCGATTGCGGCTTGAGTGCCGTCTCGGCGACCGGCGCAGCCATGTTCTGGAAGCCGGATTCCTGCACGAACTCGACCGAGTTGGACCCGGTTCGGCCGGGCATGATCAGGTCGCGGATGGTAAACGGGCGATCCGGGCCGGAAATAATGCCAGGCACCCGCGTCGGCTGAATGGCGACACCCACGCCGCCCGTACCGGTGGTCGAACTGGTGATGCTGGTGACCGCCTTCACGTTCATGCGAGCGATGCCGCGCCCCTTTGCCGCCAAGCCGGTAAAGTCGTCCGATTCGGTGAACTGCTCACCGATGGACTTTTCGGCCTGGTCGTCATTCGCGGCACCACGGCGTGCCAGCTTCTGCTCGACTTCGACCAGCCGTTCGGTCAGGGCCATACCGCTCTTCGACAGGGTTTCCAGGATGTTCTTGGTGTCGTCCAGAACCTTGCCATGTTCCTTGATCTCGGCCGACGCCTTTTCGGCGAACGCCTTGATTTCGTCGTCGCGCTCGTTCAGAGCCTTGACCAAGCCCTTCAGTTCAAGGGTGTCATCCAGACGCCCTGCGTTATCGGCAGACTTGCGGCCGAATTCGTGCTTTTGTGCCAGATTGGTGTAGCGGCCCATATGATTACCTTTTAAAAGTCGGGAGTTGGAGCCGGCCGATCTGCTTGATCAGTCCAGCGGTTTCTTCGTTCGCCTCGCCCCCGGACTCACTCCGGTCAAGCAGGTGTTTCAGGCCACGGTTGGCGATCACCGCGGCCTGAGATTTCGAGAAGCCTGCCTCGCGCAGGAACCGCTCAAAATCGGGTAGATCCGGCATGCCGCCGTGGGCGATCCGGGCCTTAATTGCGTCAACTCGCGCTTCCTCGTTCGCCGGCGCGGTCACGATGGAGATTTCCACCAGATCCAGGCGCTTGAGCGTGCGGATTCGCGTCTTTTCGTCGTAGCTGTCTTCGCGCACGTAGTAGCCGATGGACAGACCGGTGATTGCGCGCGTCTTCATGCCGCGATAGGCGGTCTTGGCGTACGTGGCGTCATCCAGCCAGAGCTGGCCGGTGCCGTGCAGGCCGTGTGCGTCTTCCTTGAGCTGATCGATGTCCCAGTTGCCGATCGGCTCGCCGCTGCGGTGTTGCCACAGGACCGGAAAGGTGCGGCCTTTCGCCCGGGTCTGTTCGATGCTGTCCATGAACGCCCCCGGAGCGACGACCTCGTTGTACGAATCGACAACGCCGAAGACAGAGCCGTAGCCCGAAAAAAGGCCGTCATCTTGGACGGCCTTCACGTCGTAATCGAACGAGCGGATATGCATCGCTGCGTCTTTGCGCTTCATGTCTTGTCCTCAAATGTCGGTAGGCCCAGCCAGGCCGAGAAGGCCGATTTGGCGTGTTCCGCGCCCGCCGATTCGCCCAGCATGTCGATAGGCAGCAAGTTCGATTGCACAGTCAGCACATCCGCATTGCCACCACGGGCCGGTAGGTTCTCCTTGAGCCGGCAGTCATCGCGCGTGTAGATGCCGTTCTGCGTCATCACGGAATAGAACGCCGCGCGCGCCGCACTGTCGGCCCGCAGCAGGCCTTCGACGTTGAACTTGGCGAAGTACAGCGGCCGCTCGGCGGGCGTCAGCAAGGATTTGCGTATGGACTGCTCGATACGAGTCAACCAGGGCCGAAGCGAGAACGACAGGAAGGCGATCATCTGCTGTTCAATACCCGTCCCCCAGCTGCTGGATTTCTCGGTATGCCCGACCATCCACGGCGGCACCCGGAACCATCGGCAAATTTCCTCGACGTTGAACGCCCGGGTGGCCAGCAGTTGCGCGTCCTCGGGATTCATGGGCACCTGCTGGTACTTCATGCCGGCCTCAAGGACCATCGTTTTGCCCGAGTTCATCGCGCCGGCGAACTTGGCCGATAGACTGTCGCCCAGTTCCGTGCGCTGGGCGGGGTTCAGGATCTTGTCCGTGGACAGGACGCCGCCCACATTCAGACCGTTGGCGAAGATTTTGGCGCTCGCTTCATCGGCCGCCAGAGATGCCCCAATAACGTTGGCGCCGTATCGGATCGTAGACATGCCCACCAGGCCGTCCAGGCTAAAGGCAGCGATATGCCACATACGGTCCTCCGGGATCACCCGGTGCGTGCCGTTCATGTCGTTGTAGCGATACTCGATAGAGCCATCGGCAAGGCGACGGACCTGCATCCGCCAGGGATAGAGCACATCAATCGCAATAATCCGGCCCTTGCTCATTCGCTTTTCGGCGAAAGAGTTGCCCCAGAGCAGCAGACAAGCGACAAGAACCTCCCAGAATTGCACGGAAGTCATGTCCGCATTTGGCTGATGGCGCAACCGCGCATACAGGTCAAGGTCCGTCGCCTCGACGGCTTCGCGCCCTTCCCTGCGGTAGAGATCAAAGGGCAGTGTCGCTATCGTCTCCGCAAGGAGCCTGACGCAGCTCCACACCGCCGACAGTGTCAGCGCCGATTGAGCCGTGACCGCCTTGCCGCTCGCCGACCCACCGCCGCCCCATGCGGCCCAAAATGCGGTATCAGTCAGTCCCAACTTGCGCCCGATCCAGTCGCTAACACTCGACTTCACACCATCGGCGTGGGCCGACCGGACGGAGGGCGCGACGCTGCGAGCCAGAACCTTCGAAAAGGAGCTATTGGCCATGCGTCACCCCCCGGATGCCGCGAAGCAGATAGCCCGCCACAACGAAAGACACGACGGCCCCGCTGACCAAACACCAGCCGGGGCCAGCCAGCAGGTAGACGCCGCCGCCGAGCATGGCAACGCCTGCCAGCAGCACGAGTGCCAGCAGAATGATTGCCGTCTTCATAGATTTATCCGATAACGATGGGGTGAAGTTGAG